GTTTCGGGCTTTTGCCTCTACTTACGAACTCCATGGAAACGTGGAGAATTCCTATTTAGAACAGAGTGTGGTCCCTACAACTTACCATCAACAATGCTAAGCCTAATGAAAATTATTTCATGGGCTATAACATGGTGGTACCCGAGTATTGAGAATGCCAAACTCATAAGTGAGTGGTGGTCTCTTAAAATACAACTGTGGTATTCAACAAGAGGGTTTTTATGGACTATTAGTCACATAAAAGCAATCAAGTTACATATCACACGTTATATTTGTGGAGAACCATTGTTAACACCTCAGGGATCTTTATCTTTACGAAAGGATGGATTACCAAAAGGTATCGATCCATTAGTAAATCTCTTGGGAACAAATGAAGGTAAAAGCTTTGTTTTAACATTGCTTAATATCTCCAGATGTTTACCAGGAACTAAAGATCCTGACTTGTCAACGATCACCTCACCTTGGGAAGGTTATATACCTTACCAATTACAGGAATTTATTCCTGAATTTGTTAAGATGTATAATTTTCCTAAGTTTGAAAGTGAATTTACACTTAGCGATCTGATAAACTCGAACAAATCTGGTCCTATGGGAGTAACAACTCCAACTTCAGTTCTTCAGACACATAAAGTGTCTGATAAAATGAAGAAGGAATTAGTACTACTTACCGGTGGATATCCGGAACCGCTGAATATTATGGGACGATTAATCCCTAATATCCCGCCGATCCTTAAACCCATCGAAAAGTGGGCTCCAGCCACTGAAAAGTGGTTTGGAATACTATGTAAGGCTTTCCATTCTAGACGTCCAGAATATGTAGATTACTTACGTAAACTATCTATTGTGAACGATCCCGAAGGGAAAGCACGTATCATATGTATCTTCGATTATTGGTCACAGATGGCCTTGAAAGGAGTTCATAACTTTGGTTTCAATCTTTTAAGAATGATTCCACAAGATAGAACTTTCGATCAAAATCCATTTATGATCAAGAAAGAAGGACCCTACCATAGTATAGATCTTACAGCCGCTACAGATAGATTTCCTCTAAAATTACAATAAATGTTGTTTCAAGAGTTATCTTCTGAAGAGGTTGCAGGGGCATGGTCAAGCTTACTTGTAGATTATGAAGTATATGTTCCATGGGAGAACCGTACAGTAAAATACTGTGCTGGTCAACCTATGGGAGCATATAGTTCATGGGCTATATTTGCTTTAACTCACCATCTAGTAGTACAATATTCTGCAAAAGCCATAGGTAAAACTATGCCTTTTAAAGATTATATGCTATTAGGTGATGATATAGTTATTGCAGATACAGCTGTATCTAACAAGTATTGTGAGATCTTGTCTGTTCTTGGAGTAGGTATCTCTACGAACAAGACGCATGCTTCACAACATACGTACGAATTCGCTAAACGATGGATATCTCATGGGTATGAAATAACTGGTATTCCTTTAAGAGGATTAGTTTCCTCTTGGAAGAAATACCACTTATTAGTACCAATGATATATTCAATCGTCGAGAGAACACCAGCTCGAAGATTCAATAATGTGCCTGGTTTACTTTATGATCTTTATCTTACTATGGGCTTTCATGCAAAACACTCTAAATCGTTTTCAAACCGAGCTGCTGAATTTTCAGCAGTTTGGAAATATTTGA